TTGTTTAGTGCCATAGTGCGTTTATAGGTTTATCTTTATCTCTTCATAGCCTTTTGAGAGGTCTATGGTAGCATTCTTGTAATCGTCGTATTCTAATTGTATTTTTAGGTCTCGTTTAAAGGCTAAAGGGTTAGTGTTTGTTTTTAGGTAGTTCTCTACGCCAAACCCCATAAAAGGAAACTCTTTAAATTCCCCTTTCTGTGCTTCCACTATATGCTTTATGTGTTGCATATCCGAGGACTCAATTACAAAATCACCCTCCTCAATTACTAAATTGCCTACAGTATCTAACAACAAGTCTTTTCGTGCCATATCATTCTAATAACTGATTAATTTTACTTTCTAACTCACTGAACTTTGCAACGTTGTTAGGTGAAAAATTACCAACACCTGCAGGGGTTTGTATCACTACCATTTTAAGCTCGGTAAGCCACTCACTCAATAACTGTTTGAGGTTAGCAAAATTGTTTTTTATCTGTATCTTCCCTTTAGCTATCTTCACTACTGCACCATCAATCTTTACTTCTATACTATCAATCTCGGTATAACCAACTACACAGGTTTCGGAGGGTTCGCCCTCAACCTCCAAACACAACACCTGCGAACCTATCTTAGGCACTATGTTTAAACAGTTTTCAAACACCCCTTGAACAGCGTTTAAACGCACATCTAACAGCAGAGGTAAATCTTCCCTCTCCACCTCACAGGTATTCCCTTCGATACGACTCACCACACCTACAGAGGTAACCTGCTTTTTGCGGTGATTTAGGGTAGTAATTGCGGTTGTAAGGGCTTGTTCCATAGTTCTGTAGTGTCTGTGCTATTAGTGTTTGAAAGTTTCATTGACAGCTTGCTTTTTCGCTTAAAGCCATCTTGTGCGTTGAGCAAGATAGTTACGCTTTCTAACAAATACAGTCCGTCACGGTGTTTGTCGGGATAGTTAGGATCGGTAAGGGCTACCGTATCGCCCACTTGAGTACGTGGGTAGCCGAAACCCTCTAAAGTCCCCTCATAGCCGTCGAATACCGAACTGTTATAAGTCTTTTCGGTAAAGGCTTTTAGCTCTTCCAATGTAAGGTTAGTAGGAGCGTGCAAAGTGCGTTCGCCTCCTCCCTCTTCCCCATATTGGTAGGTTACTTTTTTAGAAGTACCTTTTTGTGAGCTCTCAGCTTTCAATAGTACCTTGCGTTCATTCTTAGTTTTGTACTTTAGATCTTTACTTTGTCTAAAGTTCTTATCAAAGATAAAGTGATGTATTACCTTTGATTTAAAATCTATTTTAAGTCCTGCAATTAGCTTTTTCCCTCTAAAAGAACAATGTACACCATACTGTTTTTTAAGCTCCTCCAGCACTTTATAAGGAGAGGAGCGCTCTATCATCAGTTTGCCGAGTTGCATATCCAACACCTCCGTTTCATAGTCGGGGGCAATGTCTTTAAGTAACTGCTTCAAACTTACCGAAGCGTACGTTTTATTGATAAGGGGCTTGTTTTTCAGTTGGCACATCTCATCTTCACAAGTGAGTAATAGCGGTATATCCGCCCCTATTTGAGTGATATATCCCTCAAACTCGGTAAAATAGTCACCGTTGTAACCAGCTTCAATATGAATGCTATCACCTACCTTTATCAGCTCTAACAAGTTCTTGCGTTCAATGCTAAAACTCTGCCTGTCCTTGCGGGTGTTCTTAAACTCACGAGGTAACTCTACCTTTGCTGTAGAGGTAAGCAGTTCTATACTTTTGGCAATCTCTATTTGCTTTACTGCGTTGAACTGTATCTTGCCAGCTACTGTAATACGAATATTGATATTTAAATAACTACTTCCCATCACCTTCCAATAAGTTAAATGTTACCTCTTTTACACTTTTAGCATTTAGTGCATAGGCAACAGTATCACTATAACCTTCTTTAGGATTGATAGTGATAGAATCTATATAAATGCTATCAATACCCTTGTCATAAAACTGTGCCCCAACTACTTTAATAATATCATTATGTTCAAAAAGAGTGACTATTTGCTGTATTTGACTATCGGGATAATTGTGGTTTTCTATATCCACCAAAATACCCTGAATGGTAATCTCCCATTCGTTGGTATTCCAACGCTCTACAATAGTACTACCATTAGTCTCCGTTTCAATGAGTTTCTTTGAACGCGAGAAGGAAAGTATAGGAGGCGGAGCAAAAACAGTAGATTGTTCGCCTCCTATAAAGCTGTTAAATACAAGGCGAGTATTTTCGTACTCCATTGTAACCTCCTCGAAATTGGTAGCCTCGCCAAAGGTCTCCACTTGGTACTTGTTATCCTCTTTGGTAATCACTACTTGGTTCATACCCTCAGAAGATAACACTATTCCCAAAGCCCTCCCATAGCGAGAAGCCAAATCTAATACGATAGATTGTCCGTTTTCCATTTGTTACAAGTCTTGTTTTTTAACACCTAATATTCCTTGTTCTGCCAGCCATTGAATCTGTGCCCACTTCATAGCCCACGTTTCATCGTCCAAATCTTCGGGGAAGGGGATATGAAGGTAGTAACTTATCAAGGCATCGACTTTAAAGTACAAATCGCCTGTTTCCTTGTAGTTTAGAGCTCTATTAAGTTCTAAACAGTTCCAAACTTTCCCTGTCTAATAGGTATCAATTCACCAATCAGACTTGCTGAGGCATAGAATAGCCCATCATCGGCAAGTACTTCCTCTTTGTTGGTAACCAAACAAGCCTTTACCAATATTTCTTGTGCCTTTTTAGGATCCTGATTTAAGTATTTTAGGTATTGCCCTACCACGTTACGAGAGGGTACTACTGCTAATACTTCCAGCTCTTCTGTGCCGTTGTCATCCATTGGCAGGATAAGCGATTTTAGCTTGTCGCCATATTCTTTTTTGAGGCTTGTTTTTACCTCTTCACTTACTTTTTTTATCATAGTATTTTTATTTATTATAAGTTATGCTACCCTTAGCTTTACTGATAGGGCAAACAAATCGTATTGTTTTTCGAGTCCCATATCTCCAGTAACCTCTCGCCCTTCGTTTTTAAACTTTGCTACAATCTTATCCACTACTATCTCGTTAAACTCATTCACAAACTCAACTGTGATAGTAAAAGGCTTTATTTTCAATAGTCCACCCGAAACACGTTCCAAAGGGGCTATTTCGTGCATCGGAACAGTCATAGATGCTGAAGGTGTAATCTTTCCCATTGACCAACTTGTAGGTTCCGCCCCCAAAGTATGGTTTAGTTGGTGTTCCTGCTCATTGCCATAACTAATACTCTTTACATTGATAGGAATACCATTAATTTGTACCCTCACATCAGCTGAGTCATAAGCTTTTCCGTTTCTGTTTATATCTGCCATTATGCTTGTGTTTTAAGGTTAATCGTTCCTTTAATCTCTCCAATACTTCCTTTTGGCACTATTACAAACGATATTTTAAGCACCTTTTTTACTACAAGGTCACTATCCTTATCTATGGTAGTTTTGCCATACGAAATCTCACCATTGGCAAGCATACGTTCCAATACGCTGTCGCCAATATCTTCTAAAGCTACAATTGTTGCAGGACGCATTTTGCCTTTCTCGTCAAGCTCCCAATCGGTTTTGATTTTAGGCAGGTAGGCTGTGCGCAAACCTCGTGAGGCTTTGTCCATAATACGCCCGTAGGCTATAGAGTGCTCGTTCATATTATGATGGCTATCTACCACTACAGGTGTACAAGTGTGATCATTGTTAATGCGTACACCCGCAATACCTGCGTAGGTAATACCAAAAATGTAGCCCTTATCTTCAAGGGTTTGCAAATCGTCAAACGCATCTACAATAGTAGTATATGAACTGAGTGCGGGCTCTATCCATACTCCTTGTGTAGCATCGGTAAGATTAAATAGCTCGTTGTTGCCTATATTCTGTTGTACAAGGGCTTTTGAGCATACTCCAAGCACAGTACCCACATCGGCATACTTTTGAGCCTTATCTTCCTTACTTTTTGCGTAGTTGTAATCTTGTCCTATTACTACCGATACTTTGGTAGCATTAAGGTTAGGAAGCTCTCTGAGGTTAGCCGTACTGCTGGCTGTACCTCCGTACCCATAACCTTCCAACAATACTTGGCAAGGCATAAAATTATTATACGCCCATTCTGCCAAACCTTGTGCTTTAGCAATCGCATTATACACCTCTTGAGGTAAGCCGTTGAGCATAGTGTACTGCTCGGCACTATCGCTATTGATAGCAATCGCCAGCTGCCGTATCTCGCCTTTGGCATACACCAGCAGCTTCTTAGCCTTTGTTTCGCATACCTCTGGCATTTTGCTGTTTTGGGCTACCAACATTAGGTGTAGGGGAGTTCCCTCGCCAGCCATTCGGTAGAACTCTGTAATATGTCGCAATACATTTACCTGTTTGTTGTCTTCAGTTATCCCCAGCTTAGTAGCATCTTTCACGTTGTAAAGCGTGGTAGGGGTATCCCATTCTAAGCCTGTAGGTTTAGGGGCAGAAATAATAAGCCCGCTAATATTATCACCTGTGCTAATAGTGTTAGCGCCCAATGCTCCTTTACTGATAACAACTCCTTTTAAATTACTCATTACCTTCTGTATTTAAAGGTTCAACATTCTCTTTTGTTTCTTCTTTTAAAACGCCCTTACGGGTAAGAGTTTCAATCTTTTTAGTATCTTCTACGCTATTCTGTGCGTAGTCTATCTTCGTAAAAAACTCACCTTTGGGGTTTAGGTACAATCTTTGAAGCTGAGGTTCAGCTTCAAAGATTTGTTTTGCGGTTTCTAACTGACTTTTATTTGCCATAATGTTTTCTTCTTTTAAGGTTACTCATTAGCCGATACCAAAGCCCCAAAACCGTACTCTTGGCGTTTGTCGCATAAGCCCCAAGTATGTAGTCTAACTTCTGCTGTAGGGCGTTTGCTTCTTGTATCTTGGCGCATTGGTTTAGTGAGTACATTCACACCCTCAATATGGTACACCGTATTAGGAGCATAGAAAAAGATTGAAGAGCTTTGGTCGCCTGATACCTTCTTAGCCCCCATTGATTTTAGTTCACCATTTTGCCCATATAGTGGAGTTGTAGTGTTCTCAAAAATCTGCAATTCAAAGAAGCGTTTTAGCTCTCCTGTATTGCGGTCAATTTCCAAATCGCGATAGTGATTTGTATTTGCTCTATCGTGAATAAGATCAGCCTTGTGCTCGTTAGAAAGCACCAAGTAATAGGCTGCTTTGTTGTTCAAGTTCAATGCAGTGATATGTTTAAACAGGAACTCACTCAAGTCGTTGTAGGTTAGTCGTTTTCTGCCGTTCACTACTTCTCCTGTAGTACGAAGTACAGGCATTGCACCCTCCACATGTTTTTTAGGAGCGAGTTTGTGAATAGCATAATCACGCACTCCAATTCTAAACATATTGCTATGTTCTTTACGAATAGCCGACTCTTTGTCAAAAGCCATAGCGCGCAATTCTTCATCAGTGTATTCAGTAGGGGTAGTGTCAAGCGCGTCCCACGCTACAAATGTTTTCTTACCCTCAGTTTTCTTAGGGGTAAAATCAACTGTAGCATTCACTACAAATTCTACATTCCCAATGAGTTTATTGAACTTGATACCGTCCTTGTCAATCGCACTGGGGTTAGGGCGTTGCAACACACTGATAAAAGCATCGTTGTAGTTGCGAAAATCTTCCAATAATTGAGGCTCAACATATTGTTGCAGCCATAATCCGTCTTCTAATGCTGGCATTACTTTTTGTATTTAGCGTTAAACAATTCTTTGAACCTTTCGGGCTGATCTACCGATAGCTTTTCAAGTCCTTTAGGATCTTCCTTTTGCCATTGGTCAAAATCCCACGAAGCACGTGCCCCCGTGTTACTACCATTACTTTGTAATAAAGAAGAGATATTAGGGGATTGTGTAGCTTGTTTGCCTCCTGCTACAGCTGTATTTTCTAATACAGTGATAAGGGCTTCTACTCCCGAAGTTTCTGCAATTTTTTCATAGACAGCCTTTTGGGCTTCTGTGATTTTTCCACTTTTAAGTGCACCCTCAACTACCGTAGTAATTTGTGCTTGCTTAAAAGTGTTAAGAGCCTTTTCTGCTTTTTCACGAGCTTCTTTTTCATTGGTAATACGCTCCTGAATAGCTTGTATCACAGCCGTTTCTGAACTTTCCTCAGTAATACCAGAAAGCGAAAGAGCTTGTACTAACGATTGAATTAATACTGATTTCATATTCTTATCTAAAATATTTACTGTTTTAAGCGAAGCAAATAGCCCCGCATACATATTATAAACATCCTGCTCACGCATTGCATTGACATCTTCAATAGGTAGCAGAGTAGCCGTTTGTGCTGAAATAATATCGGTTACAAAGCCTAATCGTTTAGCTTCCTTAGCGTCAAACCAGTTGTCACCTACTAACCACTTTTCAACTTCTTTAGCAGATTTGCCTGTACGAACAGAAAGTTTTTCTACAAAATTCTTTTCAATAGAACGAAGCAATTTAGCTTGCTTTTCAAAAGAATCGGCATC